TAGCCGTAAATAGCTACTTGCACTTGTAGGTTTGATACTACGTTTACTGACATATATGCCGTAGGTGATTGGTAAACCGTAAAGGCCTCAGGTGCAAGGATTACGGCTGAGTCGTCGATCGTTGTAGTAGCGGTAAAGTTTTTATCTACATAGAGATCGAGTCCGAGTACGTTGCCTCGAATAGATCCCGGCTGCACTAGACCGCCTGCGTTCATTGGCTGAGATGCTGAGTAGATTGGTCGCCCGGTAGTATCTGTAGCGCCCATTAGTAGCTGCCATTGTGATCCATTGGCGATGTAGTTATTAGCAAAATAACCTGTAGCTTCGTAAACCTTACGAGCTGAGTCTGAGGCAAACTCGATAATACCGGCTGAGTCTGCATCGCATCCTGAGCTATATTGACCTGCCGCGATTAGTGCGTTTAGTACTGTTGTATCCAAAGTCTTTAGATACGCGTTCTGTAGCTGATTTGTTAGCTCTGCGTAAAAATTAGGATCTGAGCGCTCTAACAATTCTACGGAGATCGTATTCATGCCTGCGTACTTAGATACGGTACCTGTTAGGTAAGCCGTTTCCATCCCGGTATTTTGTACCGCTCCGGCTTCTAGCTCTACGGTTACGACAGGTGCTACGCCTGTACCGCCGCCTGCGGATGTAACCAAAGATGGCACGTTGATAGTCATACCGTTAGTAGGCAATACTCCACGTGAGCACGCATCGATAGCAGGTGTACCAAAACGAGTGTTAGTAGGAAATTCTGCTAGGTACTGAGTAGGTGAAAATGCAGGGTTTGTAGCAAAGCTATCATCGGCTGCGGTTACGTAAAGCTTTGAGTCATCGTTACCTAGAGCTGCTTTAATCTTGTGCTCTGTATAAGCGCCCATAGATGTAATAGGTGTACGTACTCGCTGAGAGTCTAGTACGGATGGTCGGATGATCTTACGAGCGGCTTCGACTTTTTCAGCCTCTGCCGGTGCATCTACCGGAGTATCCTCCGGTGTATTTTCAGGGGCTGTAGTCACAGCTTCCTCGCTTTCTGTTTCGGTTTCGACCTCTACGATCGTCGTAGAGATAGTTGTAGTTTTTTCTTTTGTACTTGTAGCTGCCTCAAGCGCTGCTCGAGCTGCTGCAATATCAGTTACGGAGGCGCTAGAAAAGGCCGCACTCTCTACGAGGCTTACCTCTTTGAGGACCGCCGCCGTTACTAACAGGTAATCCCCCATAGGCTTAGAGGCCGTTACATCGACCCCTACGGATAAGCCGGATACTAGGTTTTCCTGAGCTAGTACTAGAGCATCTTGTCCTCGAGTGCTGCTAGATAACTTAAAGGATCCGTATACGCCCTCTGTTGAGTCGCTAAAACTAATAGCGCGACCTACCGGCTTATCGGCTTGATGCTGCATAAGTAATTTAATATCTGTTGCCTCAGCGTAGGTAATTGAGCCGCGCTCAAACATAACCGGGCCTGCACTTGTAAAACCGACCTCGCCATATGGTGCAACGAGTCCGGATATCATCCGGCGCTCTGTATCTGCTGCCTGTATCTCTTGGCTAAACGTTAGTAGCACTTGTATCTCCTAGCGGTGTTAGTTGCTCCATTTGTCGGGCTTGATCTACGTTAATTAAATCTAGATTTAACATTTTCTCGATGATGTCTAAACGATCCTTAGCATCTACACGTAAGAAAGTATCATCGACGGCAAAGCGGACCTGATTAGATCCGTTTGTTATATCGTTCATTGATAGACGATCCTCAATAGCTGAAATGTAAGGCTGCAACGAATATGCTACAAACTCTTTTCTACCGTCCAAAATATTTTGGTACGTCATCGAGTTATTCATATCCGCGCTAATTAGGTAGCTCGGGACGTTCATCGCACGGCTAATTTCCGTCGCTAAATATTGTGAAAATTCCGCGTACGCCATGTCCTTAGGTGAGAAAGATGTAGGGACATAATCAAGAGTGCTCGTTAAATATGCGGTGCTGCGATTTTGTCTAGCACTCTTAAAAGCTGCTAGTAGTCCTTGTATCTGAGACTCCGGTAAATCTGCTCCGTTATTTTTTAAAATACCTGTAGGCATTGGTGTAGCTGCACTTATCGCCGCTGCCTTTTGTACATCGTATGCAGCTTTAATAGTCGTACTTGCACTCTGTAATACACCAGGTAGCAAAGATTGGAAAGTAACGAGAGAGCCGATACCGCCCATAGGTACCTTGTTACCATCGACAAAATAATCTTGGATCTCTGTACCGTATTGATTAGTTGTGTATGTAACGCGATTATTAGCGACCCACTCAAACCCGGATGGACGGCCATCATCGGCGTACAAAGATGTAACACGCCAATATGCAACCGAATAAAATATTAAACTATCTACGGTTGCAGCGATCGTAAGGCTTCGAGGTTGGCGAATATCCGGCTGCTCTAACCAAACCGGAGAGCCTAACTTTTCGCCCGTAGATTTTTTATAAAGTGATAAATCAATAGATGCAATAACGCCGGCAATTAAATTACGGCAACGTGCAACGCTCGAAACTTGTAAAGCAAAATTACGATCGATACCTACGCCGTTATAACCAAAATTACCGGTATTAAATGATCCATAACCGTACGTAGTATCCATTACGGCAGGTGCGTACTGAGCCTCTACCTGAGGTTTATCGGAGCTCTTAAGCCCTAGAGTTTGGAGTAATCCCATAGGAGGGATTTTCTCAAAATGTCAAGCATAAAATCAGGTATTACGTGTCGTGTCTTAGATGTATACTTTGGCCTCGCCCATTGGCTGATTAAGGATGTGCACGATCATACTTAAGCCAATAGCAATATCTACGGGCCCTGCCGATTTACGACGGACGATACGCCACGAGGCATCGGACTCTTTAGCTGCGCAATTAGCCATATGACTCACGAGCTCATCTTGGCCACTATGTACTAATCGGTTATTAGCTAGTGCCTCGTGTAAATCGCCTGAGGCTTGGTACCCCTTTTGCCCGGATATGTCGGTGATATGTACGCCGTTAATTTCGAGGCGCTTGGCTATTGAGGCGGTCGTGTACTTGTCGTAGCAAACGGTCCGAGGGTAAAAGTCTTTACACCATTTAGCTATATGGTCTGCCATAAATAGCTCGTCGATAGATACGTCCGAGTGAAATACCTCAAGGACGGCAACACCGATACGACCGTCCGGCAATATCTGACCCATAACTAAAGATCCGTCGCGCCTGCTCGGTGCCACGTCAAAGGCAAAAATAGTAAGGGGTCCCGGTGACATTTTTAGATCCTTGTCGCCTGCATTTTCTACCGACATATGAGGCCACGGGCTTTGAGTGCTCGAGATCCATTGACATAGGAGCTCTGTTTTAGTTGTCTCTACCGGTTGCGTAGCTACCGCCTCCTCGAGGGCCTCCTCGGTAACGGTGTAGCCGAGCGCCGGGTTAGCCATCGCCCACGCATCGCGATCGGTAATAGCTGCAAACTGAGGCGCTGAGTACTCATAAAAACCAAACGTTTTAGGTGGAAAACTTAAAGCCCTCTCGCGTAGATCATTGAGCACCGTACTAAAAGCATCGCCGGCATTAGAGGTAAGCAAGGTTTGAGCATTGGCCCGGGCTCGAGTCGTAGGCGTTGCAGCTCTAAAGCCCTCCTCGGATATCTCTCGTACCTCATCGATGTAGAGCAGGTCAGCGGTACGGCCACGGCTACCGTCTCTCGTAGCTGCGACTACGTCGAGCCTTGCGCCGGATTTTAATTCTATGGACTCCGTGCCGTTAGCAAACCGGATCTGTTTAACGGCTTTGCTTAGCCCGTCGTTAGCCTCGATTGCGTAGGCCACTTGCCTAAAGGTGTCTAAGGCCATCGATCTATTAGAGCTCATAATAATTACATTTTTAGAGTCAAATAAATAGAGATGCGCGAGCATCATCATACGAGCGAGGTGAGTCTTACCCTGTTGCCTTGCACAAAGCACAAGATTAGTTTTACGGATAAACATACCCTCATCATCGATAGCGGTCATGTCCCTAATTACAAAATCTTGCCACGGTAAAAGGGGTAGGCCGATCGAGTCTGCGAGCTGCGCTACCTCATCGCCGCGATTTTTGCCCTCGATGT